CACAAGATGCCCGGGGGCGTCAAAGTCGTGCAGGCGATGGGGTACTTTGAGGGAGAGAAGTCTTGGAGCGCGGCGTTCTACGGCTCCAACGGGGTTTCCAGGGCTGTGCAGCTTGGTGCCATGTGTGCGGCCGGGACGGTGGTCATTCTTGTCTGGGACCAATTTACCTTCCCGGTCATCATCTCAAAGTTTGTCTGCAACTATGAGCGGATCGGCGCATGGCTTCCCTACGAGATAACCCTCGTGGTTGTTCCTCCACCGCCGCCGGCACCTACGCCAACGCCCCTGGCCGCGGCACAGAGCAGCCTTTCAACGGCGGCTGACGTGCAGGCACAGACGGACCCAACAGGCGCCAGCACGCTTCAGAACTCAGCCACGACGCAGGTAAACAACTTCCAGTCGGCGCTGCCAGCCAGCACGAACGCGGTTGCGAGCGGGCAAGGGCTGACATCGGCCACTGCGGCGGGCGCAGTTTCGCTAGAGAACTTGGGCGGAATTACGACTGAGGCCGACTACGACGTTTCAAGCGTGAACCTGAACCCCGGCCAGACAGCGCCGGAATACGTTACCGCCGTCAACCAGACGGTGCAGTCTACCTCGGACGTGGCGGCCACAAACGTCATGAGCCAACAGGTAACGAGCGCCGAACGCAACCTTCAGCTTCAATCCGGGTATGGGAGCTTCTAAGCGGATGACCACACAGGTTGTCGTAATGGGAACTGACCTATTCTCGGTGGCGGCGCAATATCTCGGCGATGCAACTCAGTGGGTGCGGATCGCGCAGCAGAACGGGAACCTACAAGACCCGTTCATATCGCAAATGACCACGCTCACGATACCGGACGTAGACCTTAGCCAGACGGGCGGCATCCCCCAACAGGGATGAGCGGAACCTTCCCTATCGGGGGCGGCCTCACAGCTCCGCGATGCCGGCTTGTCGTGAACGGCACGCCGCTGTCGGGAACCATTGAGTGCGACGTAACCCACAACAACCATTATCGGGCCGACACGTTCTCTGCCCGCCTGGCGATCGGCGCTGATACGGTTCCGACCGCGGGGCCGTACGCTTCTTCCCTCACGACCGGGAACGCACCATTCACGGCTTCATGGTGGTCCGACCAGGACGATGCCATTCTGATTGACGTGCAGATGTCCAACTCTGCCGCCGGTCAGGATGCGGGCTGGATAAGCGTTCTTACCGGAGAGGTAGACGACATATCGGTCGACATCGCTCGCCAGACGATCTCCCTCACCGGTAGGGACCTCTCTCGCCGGCTGATCGATGCCAAGACGCAAGAGAGTTTCGTAAACCAAACGAGCAGCCAAATCGCAACCGTTCTGGCTGGCCGACACCGACTGAGCCCGAACATACAAGCGACCACAACCAAGGTGGGCGCCTATTACCAGCTTGAGCATGATCGCATCCAACTCGGAAGCCTCCACCGCGCGACCACGGAATGGAACCTTCTCGTGTGGCTGGCCGAGCAGGAAGGCTTTGACGTTTGGGTTTCGCCTTTCACGGGCTCGGGCCCGTTCGACGCCACGCTGAATTTCCAGCCTACGCCGCCCTCGAACACGCAGCCCGCCCTTGTGGTTTACGAGACGCCGCCGGCAACACCTCCCTATGCCTCGGCGCGTGTCAGCAACCTACGGCTCAGCCGCAGCATGGGGCTCGTAAAGGGTGTCGTGGTCAAGGTGCAGTCGTGGAACAGCAAGGGCCGGAAAGCCTACACGGCTTCGGCAGGAAAGTCCGGGAAGGACACACAGACTTTCGTCTTCACCCGGCCCAACCTTTCGCCAGCCGAGGCGCAGGCCTACGCCAACAACATGCTCACGCAGATTACCAAGCATGAGCGGAAAGTTTCTTTTGAGATGCCGGGGGAACTTTCCCTCACGGTTCGGGACATCATTCAGATTTCCAACACCAACACAGCTTTCGACCAGGTTTACTACATCGACAGCTTCACGCGCCGCATGAGTGTCGGGGCTGGGTTCATGTCGAGCTTCCAGATGAAAAACCAAAGCCCTCAAGTTGAGGGAGCGACAACCTTACAGGTGCGGTGATGAACCGGCTCAGCAACGCGCTCAAGCGCGACGCATCCACGATGGATGCCATGAAGGGGCAGACCCGGTTCGGGATCGTCGAAAGCTACGACCCCAACACCTACGCGGTGAAGGTTATGATACAGCCAGACGGGGTGCTGAGTGGGTGGCTTCCCTTGCCGGCTGTGTCGGTTGGCAGCAACACCGTCGTAGCCGGCCCGAACATCGGCGATCAGGTTTCCCTATCGGCAGTCGAGGGGGCGGGCGAGCAACTGATCGTCATGGGGCGCCACTTTGACGTGATGAACACACCGCCGATCTCGCCCGCTACCGGAACCCCGGTGCAGTCTGGGGAAGTCGGAATGTTCGGCGCTGACGGTTCCTACATCCACCTTACCGGGGGAAACATCTTTGCCGCTTGCGGGACCCTTACGCTGACAGGTTCTCTGGCTTTGACCGGGCAGATCACCGCAACGGGTAGCATCACTTGCCCCGATTTTGTTACGTCATGAGGCGCGATGGCAGACGCATGGCACATCTTTGGCAACGACCTCGTGATATCCGCCAATGGCGATATCTTGGTCACGTCCAACAGCACTGACGAAACCACACAACGCGTTCTGCGCCGCCTGTTCACCAACCAGGGCGGCTATATATGGCACCTTGCTTATGGCGCTGGCTTGCCTGCTCGGGTGGGAACGCCGAGTTCTGCCGCGGCGATATCGGCGATTGCTACGCAGCAAATGCTTCTCGAAGCCGGGGTTGCGCAAATTCCCCCGCCGACTATCTCGGTCACGTCAACGGCGCTCGGGTACACGTTTACCAGCATCGCTTACACGGATGCCGTCACAAAACTCACGGTGCCGCTAACCCTCCCAACGGGGTGACATATGCTTTCCCTCCTGAATTTTGCGCAGCTTATGAGCAACATGGCTGCGGCTGTTCAGGGCTCGGCGAGTTCCTTGATCAACCTGGCGGTCGGTTCAACGCTCCGCGCGCTTCTTGAAGCGTTCGCCTCGGTGGCGATGTGGCTGCAGTGGCTCATATGGCTTGTTCTCCAACAGACGCGCGCCGCAACCAGTACCGGAACCGCGCTCGATACGTGGATGGCTGACTACGGCGTAACGCGCCTGGCCGGCACACAGGCAACCGGGTATGTCACGGTCTCGCGCTTTACCGCGACGACATCCGCACTTGTGAATGTGGGGGCCACGTTCATCACTGCGGACGGAACACAGACCTTCGCCGTGGTCGCAAACACGATGGCGGCCTATTGGAACGGATCGGGGTATCTGATACCGGCCGGCACCGGCTCAGCGAGCATCCCCGTGCAGGCGGTGAATTACGGCACGGGAGGGAATGTCAACGCCAACACGATCACGCAGCTTGGCGAGGCCATTCCCGGCATCGATACCGTCAACAACACCATGCCGTTTACCACTGGTTCGCCGGCGGAAACCGATGCGGCGCTGCGCACAAGGTTCCAACTCTACATCAACACTCTGTCCCGCGCGACCCTGCAGGCGATTGAATATTGCCTGCAGAACACGCCGGGCGTGACCGGGTATGTGATCGTCCAAAACGCTGACCAGAACGGCACGTATGACCCGGGCTCGTTTTACTGTGTGGTCGACGACGGGACGGGAGCGCCGTCGAGCGCCCTTATCACAGCGGCACTGACCAGTGTTTCGGTTTATGCGGGTTGTGGGATCCGCTATAGCGTGGTCGGCCCGACGATCGTCACGGCCACTATCAGCATGGCCATCACGGTATCTTCTGGGGCGACCCTGGCTACGGTTGAAAGCCAGGTCGCGGCAAGCATAACTTCCTACGTCAACACGCTGAGTATCGGTTCGCCACTTCCCTATTCGCGTCTGAGCGCCTTGGCTTATGCCAATGCCTACGTGACGAATGTAACCTCAATCCTTCTCAATGGGGGCACTTCCGACCTCAACGTTTCTGACACTCAGGTCATCAAGACAACCTCAGTCACGGTGACGTAAGATGGTCGGGGATGTTCCAGATTTCATTGCGCGAATGCGCCGAGTGCTTCCGGCGCAATGGTTCCCTGACAACGCGCCGGTCCTCACCGCTTTGCTCACCGGCGCCGCAACAGCGGCCTCGTGGGTGTTCTCGCAGATCCAATACCTGATCCTGCAGACCCGCATCGCGACCGCCACCGGGTTTTGGTTGGACATCATTTCCCTCGACTTCTTCGGGACCATGTATCCTCGCATATCTGGCGAGACAGATGATACGTTTCGGGCCCGCCTACAGAGTGATTTCTTCCCTCTACTGGGCACGCGGCAGGGGCTTGTCATACGCCTAACCGGGCTTCTCGGCACCGCTCCCTCCATCAAATACGCCTGGCACCCCGGCGATGTTGGCGCCTGGAACTATGGCTCGCTTGGATACGGCGCCGGAACGGGCTGTTACGGCTCGCTGAAACTCAATGCGCAGACCTTCATCTATGCGCCGTTGCCTAGTGGCGTGACCACTGCATCGCTCTACGGATCGGTCGCAAACACCATACCGTGCGGCACGATCGGATGGGTTGAGACATCACCAAATCCAACACCGCCGCTTGAGCCGGATTATCCGCCCGGTCCGACTGCGCCAGCATACTTCGTGCTTGACGGCAGCTTATTGGATGGGCCGGATGTTTTGGCGTAAGGGCGATATAAAATGACACTCCCTACGTTTACGGAAGGCGAGCAACTTCACGCCGCCGATCTCAACACCGTTGTTGCATCCGTCGCGACATCGGTTCAGCAAGACGGGTCGGGCAACGCGTCTATCGCCGGCACGCTTACGGCTGCCGGCGCTTCGGTCACAGGCGGCGCCACTTTGGGCGGCGCTACAAATTTCCCGTATCAGGCGGCCTACCTAAGCAAGCCGGCCTCATTCTCCAACACAGGTTTGACGATTACGTGGGACTACAACGCCGGCTATGGCGAGGTGGACTTTTTTCTCGGACCTCAAGGCGGTGGGGGCGGCCTCAATATCTACAGCCTGAACGGTTCCGGGGTTGTTCAGCAGAGCCCAAGCGCTCCAATTTGGAGGCTGGCGCCAGACGGAAGCACCACCCAACTAGGGATTGCCACAAATTCGTTTGCTGGGTTTGTTGCGGCGGGTAGCGGTCAATCGTCGGCCACACCAGTATCTTCGCAATTTATCGTCATAACAAATGCTTCACCCGGGCAGGGAATTATACTAGAGCAACCTATCGGCGCGGCTTATTTTTTTATTGCCAATATCACAACCTCTGCGGTTCTGATTTATCCACCGGTTGGCGCCGCATTTATGGGTTTGGCAACCAATGTGCCATTTTCCCTAGCCGCTACAACGCCGTGTATTGCGAGTTTTTTCTTTAGCACCGTCTGGGCAATCAATTCAGGAAACCTGACATGACGCTTCCGACTTTTGTAGCGGGATCGCAGGCGCACGCCGCCGATCTCAACACGGTTGTTTCGGTACTTGCAACCGCCGTTCAGCCGGGCGTGGATGTCAGCACCAACACTGCTTTGTTGGCCTCGGGCGAAACCGCGCTAACGTTAAAGCAAATGCTCACGGCGTTTGGTGGCGTTCCGGTGTCTGCGTTTGGGGCTGTTGGAGATGGATTGACTGACGATGGCCCGGCTTTTCAAGCGGCAGGGAATTGGATTATTGCAAACGGTGGCGGAAAGGTTTTCCTTCAAGGGAAAAGCTATGTCATTTACACGGCATGTTCATTTTCCGGCTTCGTGCATTTTGAGGGCGTAGGCTACGCGCTAAACGCGCTTTCGACATCATCTACACCCGGAACAGGGACTTGGCTTCTATTAACAAATACGAGTTCAACTCCGTTCACATGGACGGGGAATGCGACGCAGGGCTCGTCTGGCATGAGGAAGCTGGGATTTTATCAGCCCGGCCACCCGGCACCTGGAACTGGCTGGGCGCCCACGTCATATCCGCCAGCCATTGCGCTGACAAATACAAACGGGGAAACCTACTTTGAAGAACTGATGTTTCTTGCGATCAACAAGGGCTTCAACATTCTCAACAGCCCAAAACACAATCTCCGGCGAATTAAGGGTCAGTTTTTCACATACGGTGTCTATGCTGACGAAAACTACGATGTAAGCTTCTATGACGATTGGCACATTTGGTTGTTCTGGTCACAAGACCTAAACGTTCAGGAATGGCAGACATCTAACGGCGACCTGTTTTACATGCTGCGCAATGACGGCCCGATGTTCGGGAAGATATTTGCGCTTGGCTACCGCTCACTGCTCAGATGCGGGCAGAGCACTTATGGCGTTCTTAATGACGCGTTCGTTCAATTTCTTTACGCCGACTCTTGTGGCTTTGCGGTCTACGTCGACAGCAGCATCACCGGCACAGCCGGGCCGGCGAGCTTTGCAATCGATCAGTGGTATTCCGGCGCCGAACAAGGCGGCGGTTTCATCAACCCGTCAACCGGCCTACAAATCGATGGGCAGGCGGTTTGCAAGCTCGGAACTGTGAAAATCATCTTCACAAACGACAGCGCTATCCGGCTAACGAGCACAACATTACCGTCATACGTGAGCATAAATTCGCTTGAAGTGCAAACCATAAATCAGGCAGGAATTACGCAATTAACTCTAAATGCGGCAAGTGTAACGGCTTCTGGACAGCCGCCTCATGAAATCGTAATAGCAAATCCTATTCGGTATTCAAATATCGGAACCACTCCATACTTGATTGCCACTTCCAACGCAATCATTCGCGTACCAGAGGTAAACTATCAGTATAATTACGAGGCGTTTAACGGATATACATTCACGTTTCAGCAATACCAGGAACTCTATTTAGAAAACAACGCCACTACAGAGGTTGCCAGCCTCATAATAAACCTCCCTCCTAATCCAACTGATGGAATGGAAGTGACGGTCTATACGTCATCTGACGTGCAATCGGCCTTTTGGCACGCACCTTCGGGCGTGCGCCTTATTGGCGCGCCGGCGAATATGACTGCTTACTCGCCCGTGGTTTTCAAATACCTTGGGGCGGCGTCCGGCTCATCAAGTTTAACGTGGTGGTGCAAAAATAGCTTCACGCAACCATCTGCTATCAACAAGCCTTTACAGCTTGGAACGTTTGCCATCGGGGCGCTACCAAGCGCATCGGCCTACGTTGGATCATTGATCACCGTGAGTGGCGCAAGCAGCCCTCCGGCGCTCGCAATCGCATCGTCTGATAGTGCCAACTGGCGGTGGATTCTGAATGGGAACATCTGCTCGTGAACCGCCATATCGTCTATCCGCTGAGCGTTCCGCAGGACGTGGACATTCTTTATCCGCAACAGCACGCACTGTTTGCGCTTGGGTACCTTATGCAAATGGTGCTGGGCACAAGCTCGCTTGTGCAGGGTTTCGCTGTCCTGTCCGCGTCTTACCTGACCGTGACGATCGGCCCGGGCAGCATGACGTTTCTGACGACGGCCGAAGCGACTGCGTTCGGTTCCTTGCCGGCGAACACTGCAAACAGCATCGTCAAAATGGGGATCAACACCGGCTCGACCACGGTCAGCTTCACGGCACCAACGACGGCCGGCTATAGCACGGCATATATCATCCAGGCGGCCTTCAGCGAGCAGGACGACACGCCTATCGTGCTTCCTTACGTCAATGCTGCTAATCCGGCATTGCCATTCGCCGGCCCGTCGAATACCGGAACGCCGATGAATACGCGGCGCACCGAAACGGTGACGATCAGTGCAAAAGCCGGCACGCCGGCACCGACTGGCTCTCAGGTGGCGCCAACACCAGACGCGGGAGCGGTGGCACTCTACAGCATCGTTATTGCCAATGGACAGACGATCATCACGACAGGCGAGGTGTCGCAAATCGCCAACGCGCCCTACGTGCCGTTCACACTTCCGCAGCTTCGGCCTGGCACGTCGCAAATGGCGCTCATACTGATCACCGGCACATGGCAGGTGCCCGACTATGTGACCAGCGTCAAGCTTCGTATGTGGGGCGGTGGCGGCGGCGGCGGGCCTGGCGGCGGCACTGGGTATGTCGGCGGCGGCGGCGCGGGCGGCGGATACATGGAGGCATGGGTCCAAGTCACGCCAGGCGCCGTCATAGCCGTTACGATCGGCGCCGGCGGCGCAAGCGGTGCGGCAGGCGGAACCACGTCTTTTGGGGTTTTAGCCAGTGTTACTGGTGGCGGCGGTGGCGGCGCAGGCTCATCTTCAAGCGTCGGCATTGGAAGTTCTTCACCAGGCGGGTTTGTCTTCACAAGCTCGATTGAAGGTGGCGCATATGGGCAAATCGGCCAATCTGGCGGGAATGGCATACAGGCAGGAACCATTCTGATCTCGGGCAACGGCGGGGGGTGCGGTCTTGCGCCAACAGGCGGCGCCTCTGGATCAGGCACCACATCAAGCAATATTGCCGGCAACAGCACCGGACTTCTCGGAGGCGGCGGCTCAGGCGGCATCGGCACGGGCGCGGGCGGCGCAGGAAACCATGGCCAAGTAATAGTGGAGTGGTAGCTTGAAAATAGCAGGCAAAGAAGTGGAAATCAAACAAGAGGCTTCTCTTGCTTCTATTGTTGCCATTATTGGAATAATTGCAACTATGTTCAGTATTTTTGCGACGTTTGGTTATATTGCTATGCAGTTTCAGCAGCTTAAGGACGATATCGTATCTGTGAAACGAGATCAAATCCAAATTGTTGCGGAAAACGATAAAAAGGCGGCGATGATTGCGCAGCAACTCAAGGACGCAAAAGACAAGCGCGACCAAACCGAGGACGTGATAAGAGACGAGCTTAATATGCTCAGCAATCACGTTGAAAACCTTACAAAATATCTGACAGGCAAACAGCACAGCGAGGTTGAAACCACCTTGCCAAAAATTGCCAGTTTGCGCGAGAGCCCATATTGGCAAATGCCACCCGCTCATGTGGAAGAGCTTGATCGATGACAGCCATATTCGACCAAATTTTTACGATCCTGATCGGTGAAGAGGGAGGCTTTGACGCCACGCCGTCTGACCCCGGCAACTGGACGGGAGGCGCCGTAGGGCATGGTGCCTGCAACGGCACGAACTGGGGTATCTCGGCGGCGGCGTTTCCGAACGAGGACATCCGCGACCTCACGCAAGCGCAGGCCAAGGCGATCTACCTGGCGACATACTGGACACCATGCTCGTGCGATGCGCTGCCGCCTGCGTTAGCGCTCATGACGTTCGACGCCGCGGTCAACAATGGCTGCACGCGCGCCCGGGAGTGGCTACAGGCGGCGCTCGGCGTTGCGACCGACGGCGACATAGGGCCGCAGACTTTGGCCGCCCTGGCAACCGCTGTGGCCGCCCCTGACGGCGCTACTTCCCTAGCTGCCGAGTTCTTGGCGCGACGGATCGATTTCATGGCCGGCTTATCGACCTGGCAGACATTCGGGCTCGGGTGGTCGCGCCGGCTTGCTTCCTTGCCGTATAAAGCACTGTCTCTAACTTCAACGTAAAGGGAACTCTCGTGAACTTCACTGCTCTTGTTTCATGGTTTCGTGCACCGACGACTATTGCCGGCCTATCGACCATGGTCGGAACCGGCTTTGCCGTGCTGAGCGGCAGCGTGACGCTTTACGCGGCGTTTCCGGTATTGGTGGGCTCGCTGGTGGCGGTGATCATCCCCGACAACACGCAGGCAAAAACCACTGCGCAGGCTCTTGCGACCGATGTTGAGACCTTCGCATCTCTGGTGGTGCCCAAGACGACTATCCCGGTTGCTTCTGTGGTCATTCCACAGACGACGATCGCCGCCACGGGAACAATCAGCGCCTCGTAGCCTTCCCTCACTGGTCACGCCAAAGGCATCGCACCATGCAAGTCCTCGTCATCCTCCTTGTGCTTCTACTGCTCTTTGGTGGCGGGGGAATATATGGCGGTGGCTTTGGCTTTAATCCGCACGTGTATTGGGGTGGCGGCACCGCTACCCTGATCATCCTTGCCGTGCTCCTTGTTGTTTTGCTTCGCTGAAAGGGAAAAACACATGCGTATGATTTTTGCGCTTCTAGCTGTCGCCGGGCTTTCGGCGTGCTCCGCAAGCCAGATTGCATCGGTCAACTCTGGCGTCACGCAGGCCGAGCAGGCGGTTGCGATCGGACAGTTGGTGTGCCAGACAGGGCCAACGTTCCTCGCGATGGTTGATCCAAGCGGCGCCGCGATCCTTGCAAAGGGCGCCACGCAGAAATTCGTGACGCAAGCCTGCGCTGCGGTGAACGCCACGGCGGTTGCGCTGCCGGCGGGTGCCGCGGTGATCACCAAGGCGATTACGCCGCCTGCCTCGTAGGGAACTTCCCTACAACGGCTATCCAAGGGCTCGGCTTCGGCCGGGCCCTTTTTTGTTGCCCGCTTGGTCGGGAGCGATTCTTCAGTTTTGGAGTTCCACATGCAAAAGTCTTTGCTGTCTGTGGTGCTGGCCTTGGCACTGGGATTTCTCCCTATCCAAGCGTTCGCACAAACCGCAACCGTGATCAGTGGGTATCTCGCCGCCGGCACTGGCTCGACAACCTTTGTGGAGGTGTCGGGCACCGGCTATGCCCGGACTCCTGTGGCGCTGTCTGCGCCGGCTGGCACCAACGTAGCGTCGACCGGAACAGGCGTGACGTTCGGCCCGAACACCGGATCGTCTTGGGGAACGGTGAGCGAACTCGCCATCTACGACTCTCCAACTGGGGGGAACCTGCTGGCATGGTGGGGGATTTCAAACCCACAAACCGTTGCTTCTGGGGGAAACTTCACGGGTCCGGGCTTCAGTATTTCGTTCAAGGACGTTGCCAAGTCGTACGGCTCTTCCTTCACGATGCAAATGCCTCAAGGATCCGTTATCGGCACCGCGAGCAATGGCGGGGCGGTATTTGCTGGCACGACGCTTAATGCGGCATCCGGTATGCTTTCCGCCGGCGGTCCCTCGACGTATCTCGGAAACATCGCGACCGGCCTCTTCATCCCCAACTCGCCGCTCGCCAACGCGAACTCCTTTCAGACACGCTCCGTGCATGTGTCGTGGGACAACGTATCCAGCCTTGCGCTTGTGGTCCCGAATTGGACCGTATCGGCCAACGTCGAGCAGCCTTTCGGCGCCGCAATGACGATTACTTCGTCCATCGAATATCCGGTCGGCACGCTCACGCAAGTAAAGTGGGGCGGCCAGGCGGCCGGCACCATCGCCAATGGCGCGACGGGCGTAAGCGATATGACGCCGATCTCCATCCCAAAGGGCGCGACATTCTATGTCCGCCTTCATGCCCAATATGCAAGCGGGAACTATGTCAACGCGACCCAGATAGCTTACACGGGCATCGACGCATACAATACCGGGAATAACATTGCTGACCAAACGATGTCTGGCACCGTGACCTACGCCAGCCAGTATGCCTCCGTGTTTTTCACGCCGGCGGCTATTATCGCAAACACCAAAATACCATCAGCGCTTCTTGTCGGCGACTCGCGTCTGTCTGGCTACAATGACCAATCGGACCAAGGCCAGCAGGACATAGGCAACATCACGCGTGGCTTCTCGCGCTACGGCATCCCGACCATGAATGCCGGCGTAGCCGGGGACATCGCCGGCGCCCAATCCATGACGCTTCGAGCCAGTTTGGCGCAGTATGCGACGCACGTAATCTCTGAATACGGCATCAACAATATCCGCGCGAGCCAGTCACTTCCGACCCTGAACGCGGCGCTCGCGACTGTCTATGCTTACTTCCCTGGCAAGACGATCCTGCAGACCACGCTCGAACCAAACACGCTCTCGTCGGACAGTTGGTTGACCGTGACAAACCAGTCTGCCGAACCATGGGAAAGCGTTCGCCAGGCTTTCAACACGCAGCTTCGGACTTACGGGATGGCTGGTGCCAACGGCCCGATAATCGATACTGCTCACTGCGTCGAAACATCCTCGACAGGGACCAAGCAACCTGTCGACAACGGCGGCTACTGGATGGCTGACGGCACCACTCTGGGCAAATACACTGGCGACGGCTTGCATGGCTATGTGACTGCCTATGAAGCCATGGTCGCGGGTGGGTGCATCCGGGCTAACGTGATTACACGATAACGTGGGGAAAATAGCTTGGTGCATAGCGGCGGGGTTACTGGCGTTTGCCGTAACCGCCAACGCGCAAAACTTGACCGGGCCCTCTCTGGGGGCTTCGGTCGACAGCAATTTAGTCCTAGGGAGGTCTTTGGACTCTCGCGCCCAAGACGTTTTTAACGTAAAAGACTCTCCGTTTGGTGCCGTTGGCAATGGCGTTGCCAATGATCGGAATGCCATAAATTCGGCCATCGTCGCCGCTTCTAGTGTATGTGGGGAAGTGTATTTACCGAGCGGGACTTATTATGTCCCGCTCACGTCGGGCTTCTTAAATGCTGCTACCTGCGTAACCATTCGTGGTGCAGGCAAGAACAAGACTATCATTCAATACGATGATACAGGCTCAAACACATTATCGGCTGGGATGTATTCAAGCGGCGCTTCAAACTTTTCCCTCCGGGATCTGACACTGAGCGGCACAGCCGCATCCACACCGAGCACAGGCACGAATGCGCATAATCTCAGCATGGTGAATTGCTCTGACGTAACAATTGATAATGTTCGGACGCAATACCCGCGGATTATGGGTATGGTGTTTGTCGGGTGTAAGCGGGTTAAGATCACCAATACATCAGTCGCATACACGTATGCCGATGGTATATCAGTGCAAGACAGTTCCGACGTCGTAATATCCAATTTTGATATTGTCGGCGCGAACGATGACGCTATTTCTTGTCACAGCAACGATAGCGCTTCCGCTCCGGTGCGGTCCAATATGGCTATTGGTCCCGGAACCATTACCGAAAGCCAGGGCATCTCCTGTCTCGGGCCGAAGCAAATCAGCATCCATGACGTCGTGATGCGAAGAATAATGTCCTATGGGATTAACCTTCAGGCATCGTCTTTTTTCGCTCAAGGTCA